ATCGAGCCTGTCGCAGTGGCCTGACGGATAAAGCACCTTTGAGCCTTCATCGGCGGCAGACTGTACAGCTCTGCGGATGGCAGTGCCGTAGTCCATAGTTCCGCTCGACACTTCCATGTAAGCAAGGTCACAGGCATTGAGATAGGATGTCTGAGCCGTGTTCGCAGTAGTGAGCGTCAGGTTGCGGAGTTCGCCTCTGCACTTGACATAACCTGCATTGAGCGTCTGCAATGCTGCATCTGACAGCCGTATGATACCTTCAAGCCCTGCGTCGGTGTAGTAGTGGTTATCGTTACGGACCGACTGCACACCTGCGTCCTCAAACAACGTTCGCATCTGAGCGGCGGAAGCATCGGAATGCTTTGCTATCTCCGAGATGATATCCTCATACAGCAGACCTGCTTCCTGCAACTGTTTAGCCTGCCATGATGTTGCATCCGAGACTTTTCCCATCCGCATCATTCGTCTGACCATATCATCGATTATCGCTTTGTCAAGCTCATCGTAAAGAGTTATGAGCTGATCGCAGAGGTGATCATATTCTGATGGGGTCAGCATTGAAAAGCTCCGTTTCCGTCGGCATATATTCATTTCGGGCGGTATCCTCGTCCACTCCGAAATACCATGCAAGAAGTTTTTCGGGTTTCAACTTTCCTGCCGTGACAAGCTGTAAGCGCCTGCTGAATTCCTTGTCAGTATCTTCGAGGACGCTGTCGCCCCATGTGCAGTTCAGCTCATATTCACCCGATGGAGCAAGCTCGTAAAGGTCTGCATATACGTCCATTGCATACACAAGCTGTTCCAGAGCGCCCTCAAGGCTTTTCTGGATGTTGCTGACATAGGTGTAGGAGCGCTGCTTTGAGGAGCGTATCTCCTCGGCAGTTTTCTCTATGTCCGCAGGCTCAGAGATCGTACCATAAGCAAGCCCACAGTTGAACTCTATGCGCTGCAATATGTGATTGAGGCCGTTGAACAGTGAACTGTCACGGATAGCAGGGGAGAATACCTGCATATCATCCGAAACTTTCTTATCGGAAGCATAATGCTTTCGGAAAAGCCTTTTGCTGCCGACAGGAAGGTCGATCAGCTTTCCTGTTTTCTTATCCTTTCGGAAAAGGTCTTCCGACGCATCGACAGCCAGTTCCGAGCCTTTGAACTCCCAGTTGATACGGGCCCACTGTTCGTTAGCTTCGGGGATGAGATCGGTTGCATGAGCATATACAGAAATACCGAGAGGGGAGTCAAGGTCTATAGTGTTGCTCTGCGGAACTCTGAACACTGAAAACAGCGGTCGCTGAACATTGGCTATCGTCTGTACAGCCTGGAGCTGCTCCCAGCCGAGGACGGAAGTGAGATCCGTCTCTCTGCCGAGAACCCCGCTGTCATATGAGATATAGGCTTTGTTCTCAACAGTGTAGGTCTTGGTCTCGCTGTCGAAAGTGTGAGTTTCCAGCCTGGTGTAGTATTTCTTTCCTATGACCTTGCGAGCCATGAATACCGCAGATGAAGCTTCTCCCGAATCGTCAAAGGCGGTCGGGACATATCGGTCGGCCCTGACCATATCCACAAGTATCTTATCGCCTGATACATAGGGCTTGAACGCCATACTGCCCAGAGCCAGAGCAGCTTCGGCACGGAATATCACAAAATAGAAAAAGGCTTTAATAAACTGTTTATTGAGATAGTCCGCACGCTGACTTCCGCTTATGGTAAGTTCGGATTCTGCTGTAACAAGGCGTACAAACTCTGATGCGATAGCCGCAGGAAGATCGAGACTGTAGTTTTTGTTGACTGTACTGCTGTGATAGCGGTACATTTCAAGCCATGTGTCGATAGCCGACTGCATTTCGGGTGAAACAGGCTTTTCAGCTTCTTCCTTGCGGCTGAAAAGGTTTGCTATGAACTGAAATATATTTATAGAGCATCCTCCTCTCGTATTTCTCTGAGGATACGCCTCATGCCTGTGTGGACAAAATAGCGGATATCGTCCATAGCATGATCGTTTTCCTTTATAACAACATCATCGGCTTTTTTGCTGTCCCAGCTGTACAGTCCGAATTCACGGATAGAGTCGGAGCAGGTGTCGGCGAAATGGAGATACCCTAATTTCAGAAGCGTCTGAGTATCACGTATACCGTCGATAACATCATTGTCCGCCTTGCGGATTCTGAATGTTCCGTGTCTGCGGATACATTCGATGAAGCTGGCAGCGGACGGGTCGACAATAACGCTTCCAATGAAGTCTGTATATTCGCCGGCAAGCCGTTCAAGTTCAGCGTAATGCTCCTCATCGGTACGGGGAGAGCCGCCCTTCCTGCCGTCGTAGTAGCTTTCACGAATCCGCCATGCGTGCCCGCTGATATCCACGTACCATAAACCCATTGAAGTCGGGTTTTTTGTACCGTAGTCGATGCTGATGAACATATCGCCTGCAACAGGATCGACTGTCAGATCGCCGGCATTGAAGATATGTTCCGCACGATCGAACATTGTGTAGACAAGGCCTTCAGCAACTACCCAGTCGCCGAGGACATACCGCTGATAGAAAACTCCCGAAAAAGTTGATTCAGTTCGTCTGATCTTCTCGGGAGTCATGACGGGGTTGTCTTCCATGCGAAAATGAATTCGGAGAGCATTTTTTTCTTCAGCTTTCAGGATCCAGTTAGTATAGAACCAATGAGCAGGGGAGTCGGGGTTGCAGGAGAACCAAAGCTTAGCTCCGCTGACTGACAGAGTTCTTGCAATAGCCTGATTGACGAAACTCTCGGGCATGAGCGCAACCTCGTCAAAGAGAACTCCTGCGAGCGTTATGCCCTGTACTAACTTGTAGGACGCTTCATCCTTACCGCCGAAGACATAGAAATAATTCTCCCTGCCTGCACCGGTGACCGTGAGCCTATGCCTACCACCGCCGACGTACTTCAGCCTGAAGTAGTAGGTGATATCGGTCATCTGCGTGAGAGGAGCAATGATATTTCGTTCCACCGCCTGTACGGTATTGCCGCAGATACCGAAGTTCTCACCGTTGAAGCACTTCATAGCCCAGAGTATGAAGCTGCATGACATAGCAGCAGTCTTGCCGGAACGGGCAGAGCCGTCACAGATCAGGGCGTAGCTGTCAGGAGCATAGCACCAACGGAACACTTTTTTCTGCTTAGGTGAAAGTTTGTTGAATACCACTCTCAGTCACCACCCTCATCGGCTTCCAGAGCCTCAAAAAGAGCAGGAAGCTCTTTCTCGCCCTGGGGGGCATTCTGTTCTGAGAACAGCCCGAAGCGCTTGCCAAGAAGTTCAGCCGCCTTCAGCCGTTCACGCTCAGAGGGGCGCTTCTGCACGTTCTGAGCCTCGGAGCATCCGTCGCCGATGCCGACGGTCACGATCTCCTCCGCATTGCTTTCTCCCCGCATAACAGATGTCAGATACTCAATGACTTCATTCGCAGTCGCCGAGCGCTCGTCATGGAGCTTCTGGAGCTGATCTTCGATATACGCTCTAACGTTAGCATAAGTTAGCAATCGTGAAGCATTGGCACGAGCCGTCTCATCCTTCTTCACATTCGGATAAGCGGCCTTGTAAGCCCTTGTGGCATTAAGGTCGATGAGGTATTCGTCTGCAAAGATCTTCTGTTTTTCTGTCACAAGGACTCACCACCTCAGTTTTTATGGATATAACAGAAATACCGCCACTAATGCGACGGTACTTCCTAAGGAGTTTAATATGTCAATTCAGCCACTGGTTGCAGAGACTGGAATTGCACCAGTGACCTCCAGCTTATGAGGCTGGCGAGATAGCTGCTTCTCTACTCTGCCGGATATGGGACTGCCGCTGGTAGTTACGGTCAGAGGCAGTCCTGTAGAACAAAAGAAAGGAGACATACATAGAAGTAGGCGGAGGCACAGGGATCACGTGCTCCCGAAAGTCTGCCTTGTCTGTTCCGCCTGCTTTCTATGATATTATAATAGCACTTGTTTTTTCCCGTGGGTATCACTTTTTATATTTCGTGAAGATTTTTTGCTACCTCGTAAATGAATCTGCAACGCCAGCGCTTGTATGTAGCTTCGCCTGCTATAATCGGATAAGGTGACTGATAGCAGATATTGTTCCAGATCGCTTTTCTGTATTCAGGAGGAATTGATTCGTATGCCTTTTCAATAGCAGCGCATTTGTTACCGAGTTCGCAAAGTCTGATAGCTTTCTGCTCGGTGGGATTCCCTATACCTGTATGCGGTACACCATCCGCAGCCGGTGAAGAATTGAGGATATCTTCACGCTCTGATCTGATTCGCTCATAGTCACGTACAAGATACAGCATCCTCATGTAAAGGTGATGAGGAAGCTTATACGGATTATTCTTCTGTCTCTGATAGTCCCTCATCTTCATCCTCCAATCCAAGCATAAGCCTGTACTCTGTGATCTTGCCGTCTGGATCGTAGGTGATCGAGACAGCAACTGCGGCAGCCATAGCAAGTGCGCCGACAAATGCTCCAAGTATAAATTCCATGATGTTCACCTCCTTCTGCGCTTATCGCTCATCTGCGCTCTGATGTTTGCGAGAGCGGCCTTGCGCTTGACCGCTCTCATGAAGTCTGACTCATCAGCTCGTTTCATCTTCTCGGCATATATCTGTTCCCGATGCTCCCGGTACTTCCTGTATGCCTCGCAGCTGCTGTGGCAGTGGAGCTGTCGCTTCGGACAGTCCTTGCAGGGCGCTTCTGTTCTCTCAGGCATTTCCGCCTCCTATCAGCTTCAAAGCTTCGTCAGTCCGATTCCATATGAAACTGTCATCGTAATCACAGGCTACCTCACAAGCTTCCTTTTTGCATATATCGCAGTCGGAATTGTCACAAGAACACTTTTTGTATATGTCGCTCATAGCGATTTTCAGTAGCCTTTTCAGCTCCCTGTTCTCGTTCTCCAGATCTGTTATGCGCTTCTCCTGAGCTGCCATGTAGAGTATGTCTGTATCTGTCATTGTTCTCACTCCTTCCCGACAAGCTTATTTATCCTGTCATATATCTCATTTGCCTTGTTGGTCTCCTTGTAGTTGACGAATATCGCTGCCCTCAGCACAGGTCTTGTCTCACGCAGGAGATCTTCCAGCTTGTGGATGTATGCCTTTACCTCAGGCTCGCTCAGTTCCTTGTTGTTTATGTTCATTATTCTCCTCCTTATTGAGCCATTCCATGACGCACAGCTCGCATCCGTTTTCAGCGTAGATGCAGCAGAGCCTTATTTTCTCATCATGCGATATCCCGGCAACTGCATGAATCGGACACGTTCCTGTGTTTCTCTCGATAGCCAGCATCAGATCATAGGGGCTCTGATTCAGTATATAACGGTCACGGTTCTTCATTCTTATCCTCCTCCGCAGATCCGCAGGTGTCGCCCTGCATCATCGGCCTGTCCGTAATGTCACACCTGCCTATGTATTTCTCCTTCTCGGGTATGTAGTGAATACATTCTTTGCAAGTCATGGTTTTACCTCCTCGATCTTAACGTATATCCCCGGGCGCTGAGCCCAGAACTTTTCGGTGATGCTGCTGTAGATCTGCTTATCATCCTTCCAGTATCCGAGTTCCGTCATGATGTCATAGAATGCTTTGCAGAGATTATCAGCATCAGGTTTATTGGTGTACGGCTCACCGTCATGATGCTTTGCTTTTATCGGAAAGCACCATTTTGTCACTACCTGTAATGCACCTGTTAAGGGAGTACCCGGACGGTGATGTGAGAGGTAAGCTTTCAGTTTCTGGTGAGCGTCGCTGTTGCCTCTGTCATAGTACTTCCTTTTTCCGTTTATGATAGTACAGCCTCGTTCCTGTTGTGTAGAGGTTGGCGGTATCATATCCATGAAGAATTCAATCATCGTTCTCATCCTCATCAAGATAAGTTTTTCTGCCGAGTGCGCATTCATGAATCTCATCATCGTAGAGCATACAATCAAGTGTCTGACAGTACATCATTTCGCTTCCTGATGAAAAAGAAAGCGGGCAGAATCTCTTCTTGTTGTTTTCAAGATGCCTTCTGCTTTCTTCTGCTGTATAAGTCATAAAAATCTTCCTTTCTGTTTTGCGCTTGTAAATGAATAGGTACTAATGTAAAGAGGCTGGCTTTTGAGCCTCTTTACATGTATACCTCATTTACATTGTTTTTAGTGTAAGTGTAAATTATATATTATATATAGGGTGTTTACACTGATTTTTACACACTAAAGCGATAAACTATTTTCTGAATACTTTTGAGTCTTTAACGTACAATTCCTTTGAATGTTTAAGTCTGTTTCTGACTGTCTGAGGCTCGCAACCTATGTATTCGGCCATTTCTTTCAGAGTTACTTCCCCGTTTACGTTGCAGGCATTGAAAGTGTTAACCAGTTCAGCGTTCTTATCAGCAGTCTTAGCCTTTTCTGAACGCTGCCGAGCTGCTGCCCCTTTTTGGATATATAATAAAAAAGTGGACAAGTATGATATAATAGAAGACAGAAAAAGGAGGAATAAAAAATGTCTTC